AGTAACGTGGATCTGTAAAGTGGAGAATAGCGTCTGGCTTTTCTTGAGCTATTAATTGTCGAACAATTTGGTCGTTACCATACCCATCCCAAGGAATAACTTTAACTTCTGAATCTGGAATACCTACTATGTCATTAATTTGGGAGCTTAAATCAAATGCTTTACCTTGTTCAGGATGTTTGATTGCAGCTCCTAAATTAACCCAATTAAAGTGGTGAGCTGTGTTTAGTACAAATTCTTTAGCCATAGTGCCTATTCCACTATGGAGGCGAATATCATCGCATAATAAGAGGATTTTTTTTCTTTCCTCTTTAGGAATATAACCTTTTTTCATTAAATAAAACCTTTTTATTGTTTATAACCCGCTACCACTAATGGTTAGGTCAGTATGTGTGTGAAGTTTTTTTGCGAACTCCTCATCAGTTAAATAAAGATGAATAGTTCTATTTACTAATTTTTGAAGATTAAATTTTTGCCTTATAGACGCAACTTTAAAGTCCTCAAATAATTTTTCTTCTAATTTTACAGATGTTAACTTTAAACTCATTGTATATGTTTTTATATTCACATATACATATATTAATTAATCAAAAAACTCACCAATATCAGGAAGTTTTTTTCCTGCTCTTCTGGCATGTTTTAAAGTTTCACGAAATATTTCTTGAACTTCTTTAGGGAGTTTTTTTGTTACTTTTTTTTCAACAACCTGAGGTTCATTATAAATATTAGTTTCAAGTTCAGATTCTTCTACTTGTTTAACCATATCATTTAAAACCATATCTAAAGCATGTTCCTCATCCCATTCTTCTTCTTGTTTTTCTGTCATAACTTTTTTTTCTTTTAGTCTTTCAAAAGCATAGTTTGCTGCAATTACAAGCGCTATTGCTAAAGGATCAAATACAAATATTATGATCAACAATAGGTAGTTAATTATTTGATCCATACCAAGTCCTGTTAAGTTAGCCAAATATTTTAATGGGCCAAGTTCACTTCCTATTTCACTATTAGATCTAGTTTCAACAATCTCTGTTTCATAATCAAATAGTTGTTGGTTAAGAGTATCTATTCTAGAATTGATTTCAGTTTGTCTATATATAGCTTGATCAAGTTGTCTTTCTAAGGCTTTTCTTGTAGATGATGAAGTAGTTGTTATTATTTCACCAGTTTCAGGGTCTTTATATTGTATTACATTGTTTGCTAATCCCGCTTGTAAATCAGCTACTGCCCCGTTAATAGTGCTTTTTTCCGCATTATACACCGTTAACTGGTCCTTAACATTATCTCTTTTAGTTTCGATTAAGGTTATTTGTGCGTCTATATTTCCTGCTAATGCAGCTGTTTCTTGATAAGCAGCAGATAAGAAGCCATAGATACCAGCAGATGTGATTAAAATAAGGACAACACAAGCGATTGTAAGATAATACTTTAACAATCGGGGAATAGTTTTTCTATACTGATAAAGAAGGGAAGCTATCACTAACTTAGATATCTCTAAGGAAGCAGCCATTATAAATACCTCAGTAGAGGCACCAGCAAATAGTTTACTTAAACCCGTAACCGAGTAAAAAGCCGCTGATGCTGAAACAGATAAAGCGCTTAATGCTATAATAAAAGGAAATAATCTAGCTTGAATGTTTTTTATTACAGAGGTCAGGTTTGTCATTGAAAGGGCACCATTTACAGTTTTTGTCTGAAGGATTTTTAGTATATTCCTTCATATTATACATATCACCTTCAAAACAATCTTCAATAAACTCATGGAGTTGACGAGATACGCGATTCATTGTTACCTTACCTGACGATGGTTCAAATGTTTGAATCCGTAAAGCCATTGCTGGATATTTAGGATCTTTAGGTATCTTACGTTTTACAATAAAATATTTACAATCAATATCGTCCACAGGAATATTATATTGTTCTGCAAAATATTTCTTATATAATACCATTTGGGCTAACTTGATTTTGTTTTCTTTATCCCATTTTGTCCATCCTCTAGTTGATGTTTTAATATCCCAAATACTTACTTTTTGAAGGTCTTCATCGTAAAATACCAAATCAAGTTTACCATATAACATAATGTTTGGATATTTTTCATGAGGAGGGGTTAATATAGGCATTTCAACACCTAATAACCGAGTGCCTCGTTTTGAAAAGTGCATTTGACGTCTTTGGATAAAAAACTCTAAAATATCAAGACCATCATTTACAAATTCAATAATTTTTTTTTTAGTTGAAAAATTTTCTCCAAGTTGTTCTTTGTAATCGCCATAAATTTTCATAAAGCGTTCTTGAAAATCTTCATAAATAGGAAATTCGTCAGCTGCTTTGATTGACTTATTATACATCAAGTCAAGGTATTCTTGAAGAGTTTCGTGCATAGCAGAACCAAACGCTAAGTGAATATTTGGTGGTTGACGCATTTTATCAATGTACATCAATTTCCATTTATGGGGACATTCACTCCAAGCTGAAAATTGGGTATAAGAAACCATCTTATATTTTTCCCAATCCATTTCTGGGACAACTGTGTTATTTATGTTTTCTAAAATCATTTAAATTTCCTTTGTTGTACGATTTGGCCTATAATCCCGTACACACTAAGGTCTTTGAGCGTATCTTCTATAGGTTCCCCTACTGTATCAGGTTCTCCTAGAACAACCAAATTTTTTAATCGCTGTATTTTATCGTTTATTCTAAACCACAAACCAGTAAGTGCGAGTTTAATGTCACCGTCGGTTTCAAGGTTTGTTCCTACGTTTATATTTGAAGTACCGTAGTTTCGGTGTTTTTTACAAAATAGAACATATTGTTCCATCATAATTTTTTTATACTCTGCAGTTAATTCAGGGTATTTTTCTTCACACCATTTTACAGCGGCATCATCTTCGGGGGTAAATTCTATCATTTTTTCATTAATTTTTTGACTTCACTATCTTGTATACCCATATGTTTAAGAAAATTTTTAATTTCTTTTTTATCTAAAATATTTAAATAGTCTTCAGCTTGTTTATCTGAACACTCTAAATATCCACTAAATAATGAAACTAACTGGGCATTAAAGGATTTAGCTTTAGTTCCTTTAATCCACTTATTGTACCTAAATTTATTATTAGTCATATTTTGATAATATTTAAATGATTCTTTAGGTCTTGGAGTATAGTGTTGAATCTTATTTACAATATCTAAATAATTAGAATTAAAACTTAGTGCTTTATTAATTATAAAGGTATTATATATTTTTTGTTCATCCTCATTCAGATTTTCCCATCTAATTTGTTTATTGTGAACTAACTTTAAAAAATCAAAGGGTGTCATTAGGAAGGAATTCTTCATTTACATGACTGCATTTAGCACAAGCAAATACAGGAATAGGAATTAATGCTGGTTGTCCTGTAGGTGAAAGCATAGGTGATAATTTACGCATAAGATTTACTTGGACAAAATGCTCGTGACTACATTCACTACATGTTACAGCAGTAGTTTGGGAAAAATCGATATTAAATTGTTGTTCCATTAATCTCTAATTTTTCGAGGTTTTTTAAATCGGATTTTATCAAAACGCTTATATTTTTTATTGAACCAACTATACCAATCATCAAGTTGTTCTTTTCTTTGTAAATGACTATTTTTACTCATAATTTTAATAATTTATTTAACATTGCGGCAACGCAAATTTCTTTATCTACTACAAATGTATACTCATATTGGTATTGGGCTATAATAATAATTGCGTCGCCTATATTTGTAGTATATTCTTCAACATTGTCATACAAACATCTAAATAGTGATTCAAATTGTGTAGCACCACTATCAGCGATTATTTGTCTAATATCATTGATGTTATTTTTATGTTTTAAACCCTGAATTACTTGATTTTCGAATTCAGTATTTTTAAGAGACTTAGAGTCGAGAATTAATTTACTATCTTTAAGACTACCCTGAACTGTGTTTAGGATTTTTCTAATATCAGGATAGTGGGTGATAATTATTTGTCCCAAATCTTCCTTCGTATAGTCGATTCCTTCACTTTCGCAGATCCGTAATACGTGTTGTCCAACTTCTTTTTTAGAAGGTGGGGTAATCCCAAAAGCCATACAACGAGACTGAAGGGGAGCAATAATACGATCAAGATAATTGCAAGTAAAGATAAAACGGCAACTGCTAGAAAAAGTTTCAATAACATTTCTAAGAGTAGCTTGGGCTTGAGCTGTAAGGTAATCTGACTCATCTAATATTACTACTTTTAATCCATTAAAACCAATACTGGAGGCAAATGGGACGATTTTATCTCTAATTGTGTCAATTCCCCTTTCATCCGAAGCATTGATATAGAGGTAATCAGCACCTAACTGCTTTACTATTAGTTTGGCCAGCGAGGTCTTTCCAGTCCCCGCCGGTCCAAACAATA